ACTGGATGTTATCCAGTGGTAGAGACAGGCCCCGGAGAAACCCCGTGTCCTTCTCATGCTCTTCTCGAGAACCCAAGCCAGGCCTTCTTGGACTAAAGATCCAGATCTAGCAGTCAATAACTTCGGTTATTGTGGCAGAGACGCCCGTCGGATGACGGGAGTACTCGGTAGTAACTCTCTTTACTAGGTGGTGATCCTACATTGTAGTTTCACGTCAAGTGTTAGCACCTGATCATGTGTTCTTAGACGCATCATTTGGTGACCCGTTGCCGTAAGGGCGGGCCATTATGTACACCAACCGACTAATAGGATGTGGAAGGTTAATACCCTACCCATGTCTGATAAGAGAGCCAGGAACGAGTCCTAGGAACAAAAATATTAATAAATCATTTTCATGACTCACAAACATTTTGCTCGTTCGCCTCAATCTAATTGGATAACCGTTAAGGAAATCCTTAGATTTTCGCGACTTCCTCTTCTATTCTTCCGAGCGGAAAGTCATAAAGTCTCTGTACGATTGCTAATGACAAGGATTACGACTCTTGTAAAATAGAGTGGTTGGACACATTCTTTTAGATATCTAAAGGAGTGTTTCCGACTTGTCGTCCATGCATTAGCAGGGAATCCAACTAAATCTGATCCTTTAAAGATCAGGGTTAGGACAGATTCCAGCGGGCTCCCGACTATTATACCATTAGATCTTAGACGCCTCATTAGAGGCCCTAAGAGTAATGTTCTTATAGTCAGGATGATTTTAACTTTGATCCAAATCTTTAGAGTCTTTCCTGTTCCTGTCAAACCCGATCTCGGTTCAATCCTTGATCCGTTTAAAGGAATCGAAAGGACTATACCTTACGGTGAAATAACATTCGCAGTTGAGACTTTAAAGGCTAGGTTCGAGTGGGGGCCTCAAAAAGGCCACTTTTCTGAAAAGTCTGGACCAAATGGTAGGAGAGCTACATGGTGTAGTGCTTGGGATGCTTTCGCATTCCTCCACTACCCTAGTCACCTGTTCGTGTACCTAAGAGTTAGTTATTTAACTAATTCTTAGTTCTACGCCTTTTGGCTACTTTCCATAATTTTCCTCTTTTCGCCGTTTTACTTTGTTGTAATCCTGCTAAAGTTGAAAAAGCCCTCAATCCTAGGGAAACTTGGAGTAGTTTATGATCAAGCTGGAAAAGCCCGTGTTGTCGCAATGGCAAACTGGTGGATTCAGTGTAGTCTTAAACCTTAGCATGAATCTATTTTTAGATTCTTGCGGAATTTAGAGACTGATGGAACTTTTGATCAGATTAAACCACTAAATCGTTTAATCGATCGTGTTAAACCTGGTCAAAAGTTCTACTGTTTCGACCTTACTGCCGCTACTGACAGAATCCCTGTCTAGTTCTTAAGCCACATCTAGACCGCTTGCGGTATTAGAGGTGACTTATGGATGAAGATGATGGATATCCCTTGGTATTATCGTAAGTTTGGGTTTATAACCTATTCCGTCGGTCAAGCCATGGGAGCCTATTCTTCCTTCGCTATGCTAGCTATGTTTAACCATATCTGCATTGCTGTCGCAGCCAGGAGAGCCGGGATCAGAACATTCTTTTCAGAATATTCTGTTCTTGGTGATGATGTCGTTATCGCGCATGATGAGGTTGCTCGAGAGTACCACAGCCTTCTGCTATATCTGGGCCTCGATATCTCTCTTTCGAAATCAATAATCTCATCTGAGTTTGCTGAATTCGCAAAGAAATTTATCGGTCCGGGTGTTAATTACACCCCCCTTGGTGCTGGAGTTTTACTTCAAGCACTAAGAGAGAAATATGCCTAGGGTCTTGTGTTCCTTGAGAGCATTCGAAATGGGATCACTCCTAATTCTGCCTCTGCTTAGGATATATTTGGCTCTCTTCCTTCGAAGAGAGTTAATATATTTCTGCAAGTTCTCTTTGGTTTTGGTGGGCCTTTTCACAATAGCCATAACGATCCACAAAGTGGAATGGTTTGGTATGCATATGGTGAAGAGGGTGATCCCACCCTTTTACTATATTCATATTATCGCGGCCTACTAACGTAGATTAGCGAAGAATAGAGTAAAATCAAAGAAGGTATCCTTAAAGATGAAGAATTCTTTCACCATAACTGGTTTAAGAAGTTAACCTTTAATGGTTGGACACTTGCATGGTTCCTAGAAACCATCCTTTTCTTCATTTCTCCAGGATTCTGGATTTACACACTTTCTTACCTCAAAGCTAAGGAAGAAGTCGTCTAGGATGAAAGTTAGGCTGCGACCGAGGATTTTAATCCTTGGCCGACCCTTGATGCCCTTGCTCGTAAACTCATTATCCCAACAGCTGATATCAGTTGGAAGGATAGGAGTGAAGTTAAAAACTATTACGAGAGGATTCAAAGGCTTGATACCCTTATTTTTCAAGCTCGCGAACTTCTTAGTGAGGACCGCATGTCAGGGGACGAATATGATGATCCGTTCTCCCTTTAATGGATGAAGAATAGTGCTGCGCGTACGAAGATTACGCAGGGACTCTAAAAGTCTTGAAAAAGACGGGGTGAGTCCCTACCTCCGGTAATACCGG